AGATAAAAGAACTGCTTATAATTACTTACCATATCTTAAAAAAGAATATAAGAAGTTTTTAAACGATAGTAAAAAAACTATTATGTATCTTGTTAAAGAATTTGAATTGAAGAAGGCTGCTACTGCCTATAAGAGATCAACGATTGATAAAACTGGTGTTATTGATCCTCTTAAATTAAAAGACTACAAATTTAGTGATGACTTGTTCAAAAGATTAACTATCTTACCAGACGCTAAAAACCACGGTATGATGATGTTACTTGATTGGTCAGGTAGTATGAGTGATAGTATTTACAAAACTGTACAACAATTAATTCAGTTAGTTTATTTCTGCCACAAAGTAAATATTCCTTATGATGTTTATTTCTTTACAAGTGAGTTTGAAAACGATAATCCTAGATTGATAGGTCACGGCAGATTAAGTGATGGTTTTAAATATAAGTCTGGCGATATGGCACTTGATAGTGTTAAACTTGTAAATGTTGCTAATCACAAACTTAAAAAAATACAATTAGATGAATCAATGATGTATCTATACTGGTTGGCATTACATTATGATAATAGATATTCTAGTTATAGAGATTATGATTACTCTAAACCAGATTCACCTAGTATTCCTAGAGAATACTATTTAGGTTCAACACCTTTAAATGAGGCGTTAGTTGTGATGTTAAAACTAGTACCTATGTTTAAAGAGAAGTACAAAGTTGAAAAAATGAATTTTATTACTTTAACAGACGGTGGTGGTAACTACGGTTCAAGTCAAGTATTTACTACTAATGATGACGGTAAGTTAATTGCTACAGATTCAAAAGGTGATAATGATGTTTATATTTACAAGAAAAAACAGTATATGTTACCTAGACATATTTGGGGATCAGGTAAAACTGCTATGTATTTAAATATGTTAAGAAAACTTTACAATATTAAAACTATTGGTTTCTATTTGATTAAAAGAATTAGAGGTTATGACGCTGAAAGATACTTTAAAGACTCTTATAATTCTAAATTAACTTGGGATCAAAAAGATAAACTTTATCAAAAAAGAAAAAGTGATTTTGCTAAAAACAAAGTTGCTGTTATTAAACAAGATGGTTATGATGATTACTACCTTGTTAATGCTAAAGATATGAAAGTTGAGAATACTGATATTTCACAAGTAAATAGTGATATGAAAGTCGGTAGAATCAAACAATTATTCAGTAAAAGTATGAAAGGAAGAATCACTTCCAGAGTGCTTTTAAACAAATTTATTGAGAAGGTTGCCTAATATGTGTCAAAACCTCAATAAAATCAAGTGTTTTTTATGCTTGACATTTGATAAAAACTATGATAGCATATAAGTATAATTAATAATGAAAGGACTAATACATTATGATACTAAATGATAAACAAAAACACTTTGTTACATTATGTAATAAAGAATTTGGTGAGATAAAAGAGATCACCAGAAAACAACTAATACAAGTTGAGAAGAAACATAAAGTTGCTTTTCCTCAATGGTTAGTTTCAAATAAAGACTTAAAAATTTCTAAAGGTCTTTACAAAATGCCAACAGAGTCAGATGACGCTGTTACAACCACAGTTGAAAAAACTGTAGATAATTCAACACCTGCTACTAGTAATAAAGAGGCCGCTTATATTGTGTCTTCTTTAACTGGTAACATTGTGCCGACTAAAGATAAAAACTTCGTTAGTTTCGGTAACTATCCAGATGTTAAAAACATTATCAAATCTAATAGATTTTATCCTGTATTCATTACAGGTCTATCAGGTAATGGTAAGACAATGGCAGTTACACAGGCGTGTGCTGAATTGAAAAAAGAATTAATCAGAGTCAATATCACTATTGAAACAGATGAGGATGATCTGTTAGGTGGTTACAGACTTAAAGACGGTCAGACCGTATGGCAAAATGGTCCTGTGATCGAGGCGATGGAAAGAGGCGCTGTTCTTTTACTTGATGAGATTGACCTTGCAAGTAATAAGATTATGTGTTTACAACCAATCCTTGAAGGTTCAGGTGTCTTTGTTAAAAAGATAAACAAGTGGGTGAAACCAAAAGACGGTTTCAACGTTGTTGCTACTGCCAATACTAAAGGTCAAGGATCCGAAGATGGTAAATTTATCGGTACTAATGTTCTTAACGAGGCGTTCCTTGAAAGATTTCCAGTAACGTTTGAACAAAAGTATCCTACTGTTGCTACTGAAAAAAAGATTTTAGTTAATACATTAAAGTCTTATGGTAAATCAGATGTCAAATTCGTTGACAAGTTAGTAACGTGGGCAGATGTGATTAGAAAAACCTACTTTGATGGTGGTGTTGATGAGATCATATCTACTAGAAGATTGGTTCATATCGCTCAGGCATATGCAATCTTTAATAACAAAATGAAATCTATTGAAATGTGTACTAATAGATTTGATGATGATACAAAGAATTCCTTTGTGGAGTTATATACAAAAGTTGACTCTGGTGCTTCTGCTGACCAAATAATTGAACAGCAAAGACAGACCGAACTTTCTTCGCAAATGGATGACAATGATAATGAGTCGGATAGTGATGAGGACATTGCTGCCTAAATTTATCAATCATAGTGTTAGTCCAGGTGGAGGGGTTGTTCCCTCCACCGTTTTAGTATTAACACAGATGAAGGGAGGTAAAAAATTTTGAGTATTACAATTCAAGTAAGAAATGGTAACGTAGAACAAGCTATGCGTGTACTAAAACGTAAGATACAAAAAGAAGGTCTTATAAAAGAGTTACGTGCTAGACAATCTTACGAAAAACCATCTGCTAAAAAAAGACGTAAACATAAAGAAGCAGTTGCTAATTATAAAAAACAACAGAAAAAATTAGCAAGATTAAGAGGTTTTTAAGTTTTGCGCTGGTGATATAAATATATAATGTTAGGCAATTCATAAGTCCTAACAGCGTAAAAGGGCTGACTATTAAATTTAGTCGGTGTCGCAAAACGGTGACCTTTGGCAGTTATTACACCGTGATCAAAGAAACTGCCCTTATAAATACTTGTGTCAGTTTAGCACAGTTGTAAATTGACAATTAGTAATTATATTAATAATAAGAACGCCAATAATGGGTTCTTAAATTAACTTGCTTTAAAAGGAGGAAATTATGACAAATAAAGCATTAAGTATATTCAATCAATTAAGACCAGTAACAGTAGGGTTCGACAATGTGTTCGATCACTTTGAAAGAATGTTTGATGATGATTTTACATCATTTTCAGCACCTACTTTTCCGTTTTACAATATCGTAAAACAAGGTAAAAACAAGTACGACATAGAGTTGGCACTTGCTGGTTATTCAAAAGATGACATTGAAGTAAACCTGGAAGATGGTGTACTTACAATTAAATCTAAAAAAGAAGATACTAAAGAAGACACTAAAGACGGTGAAATCTTACATAAAGGTATTGCTAAGAGATATTTCTCAAAGGCATTTACTATCGCTGATGACGTTGAAGTTAAAGGCGCTGAACTAAAAGATGGTCTTTTAAGAGTATCACTGGAAAGAATTGTTCCAGAGTCTAAAAAACCAAGAACTATTGATATTAAATAGTTTAATCAACCAGAGGCGAGGCAGCATTGACTTCCTCGCCTTTTTAGTATATAATGAAACTAATATTAAATTATGAAGGAGTGAATATATTATGAATATATCTACAGACACTTTATCGGTGTTAAAAAACTTTTCAGATATTAACCAGAATATTCTAGTTAAACCTGGAAATAAAATACAAACTATTTCTACAATGAAAAATATTTTAGCAGAAGCTGAAATAACAGAAAAGTTTGATAGTGAGTTTGCAATTTATGACTTACCAGAATTTTTAAGAGCAGTTGAGTTATTTGAAAAACCTGCTTTAAAATTTAATGGTGGTTCAAATGTTACAATTGCAGATGACAATTCTAAACAAGCAATTAAATATTTCTTTGCTGATAAGTCAGTTATTGTTGCACCAACAAAAGCAATCAATATGCCAGATCAGTATGTATCATTTACATTAAAGAAAGATCATTTTGCTAAAGTACAAAGAGCAATCACTACATTAAACTTACCAGATGTTGCTGTTACAGGTGATGGTAAATCTATTAAGTTAACTGCTACTGATAAGAAAAATAAATCATCAAATGGTTATTCTATCAATATCGGTGAAACTGATAAGAAGTTTAATGCTTATTTTAAAGCAGAAAACTTAAAGATTATCGGTGACGATTACAATGTAGAAATATCTCAACAAAAGATTTCTCATTTTGTAAACAGAAATAAACCAGTACAATATTGGATCGCATTAGAACCTGATTCGGAGTTTTAATATGTCCGAGGTATATAAACTGGAAGACGGTACTGAATACAAATCAGACGACTATATCAAAGTAGAAACCAGAGAGTATCATCAAACTACACATTATCTTAATAGACAGATTGCTGTTGAAGATATAATTAATGAGTTTGGTGATCTACCTACCTTTGAAAAAGGTTTATACTTTGATTGGGCTACCTATCAAAATGCTAGTGATGAAGATAAAGAACTAGCAGATAAAGTCCAAACATTTGTTGATGAACACGATTATGACCGTGAAGAAGATTGTTGGACAATGAACAAGGGTGGTTATGATGTTGATTCTGAAATTGTAAAAGAGTTTACAATGGAATCACCTAAATAATAAATGAAATGAGGATTATATTATGGCAGACTTTTTATGGGTGGAACAATACCGTCCTAAAACGATTGAAGAATGTATCTTACCTGAAGATACAAAAAAGACATTTACAGAATTTCTAAAGAAAAAAGAAATTCCTAATATGTTGTTATCAGGTAGTGCTGGTACAGGTAAAACTACCGTTGCACGTGCCTTGTGTGAACAATTAGGTGTTGATTATATCATCATCAATGGTTCAGATGAAGGTAGACACATTGATACGTTAAGAAACAAAATCAAAAACTTTGCTTCAACTGTATCGTTCAATACAGAATCAAAACATAAAGTAGTAATTATAGACGAGGCAGACTATATGAATGCTGAGTCTGTTCAACCTGCTTTACGTAACTTCATAGAAACATTTTACGAAAACTGTAGATTCATTATGACTTGTAACTATCCTTACAAGTTTATTGAACCATTACGTAGTAGAATGACACAGATTGACTTTAAGATAGTCAATGGTCAAAAGGTAAAGACAGCAAATGCTTTACTTACTAGACTAGGTAATATACTTGATGAACAGAAAATACCTTATGACAAGAAGGTCTTAGCAGAGTTAATTCAAAGATATTATCCAGACTTTAGAAAAACCATTAATGAACTACAAAGATATTCAGTTAATGGTAAGATAGATAGTGGTATCTTTTACAATCAAAAAGAGGCAGATTTAAAGACACTTTACAAATCATTAAAAGGTAAAGAGTTTGATAATATGCGAAAATGGGTTGTAAACAATTCAAGTGTGCAACCAGCAGACTTGTTTAAGACTATCTACTCATCACTAAAAGAGTATCTTCAACCAACATCTATACCACAGGCAATACTTTTATTGGCAGGATATCAATATAAATCGGCATTTGTCGCTGACCAAGAGATAAATATGGTCGCTTGCCTAACAGAAATAATGGCAACTTGTAAGTTTAAGTAAGAGGATAGAATGGCGAAAAGAACATTTTTTAGAACTTTAATAGTGAAGTTGAGAATGTGGTATGCTGATATAAGAGGACATCACGGTAAACGTTGGGATTACGAACCAGGTGATTACTATATGGGCAGCCACAAAGGTCACAGAAAACACGAAAAAAGATAATAACAAAACTTTTATATTATGTATGAATTGAAAGAATATTTAAAAGCAATCAATGAGTCTAAACAAGACTTGATGAATACTGGTGATGAGGCGTGGGCAAAGAAATATCCTGCGTATATAATTAACCGTTGTTTGTCTATGTTTTGGGATACACTTCCACAAGCAAATGAAATGAATGGTTATCACTTCCTAACCAATAAAGTACAGTTTCAATTTTTAATAAATAGTGTAAGAAAGAAAAAACGATTTGGCGGCAGATGGTTAAAGCAGTCCAAGTTGAAAGATTTAGAGTATGTAAAAGAGTATTTTGATTACAGCAATGAGAAAGCTAGAGAGGCTCTTAACATATTAACAAAAGAACAAATTGAAGTTATTAAAGAAACCTTGAATAAAGGTGGGAGAAAAAAATGAGTGAAGAAATACAATGGTCGCCTGATAATATGTTAGAGGTCACAATCAAACAACCAGACGATTTCCTAAAGGTTAGAGAAACTTTGACACGAATAGGTGTTGCAAGTCGTAAAGATAAAACACTATTTCAATCGTGTCATATATTACACAAACAAGGTAAATACTATATCGTACACTTTAAAGAACTTTTTGCTTTAGACGGCAAGAAGGCAACTTTAGTTGAAAATGATATACAAAGAAGAAATACAATCGCTATTTTATTACAAGACTGGAACTTAATTGATATAGTTAGAAAAGAAGACGCAGAAAACAAAGCGCCTTTAAGTCAGATTAAAGTTTTACCATTTAAAGAAAAAAAAGAATGGAACTTATCTGCTAAATATAACATAGGAAAAAAAGTAGT